GAACTAATCAACAAATATGGTTTTCCTATTATAGCAGCATTTGGTCTGGGTTACTTTGTCCACTATACTTGGAAATGGGTAACTGAAGAAGTGAAGCCTGTCGTATCTGGTGCAAATAAAACTTTGATCCACCTGATCGACAGGATTCGTGCTCTCGATAATGATCTGATTCGTCTTAATGAGAAAGTTGATACTGTCCTTCAGTTACGCGGTAGATCTATTGACGTTGAACGGATTCGCGCCGAAGGCAAGATTAATCAGCAAGACGATCAACTTTTTTAGGTATTAACCTTTTTAAGAATTACAGTTTCACCCTCGATTTCAAACGAGAGTTTGTCTCCTTCTTTTAGATCCATCTCCTTACACAATTCATCGGGTAGTGGCAGGATTTCACCATCCTCGCCTTCTAATTCTACAGTATAAGTCTTATTCGTCATTCTGCCCACTCCAATACTTGATAATATTTCTCGACTCTTTTCTTTGCTTCTTCTTTGTCTCGTGCAATAAGCGTTACATGCATCATATCATCTTCATACTTTGAAGTATATGGGCAGCGAGGAAGTTCTGCCGATAAGTCAACTCGTGCAGATACAGTATGCCATCCACCATTCATAACACGATCCAATAGAGAATACGTTTCATTGTGAATGGAGATCATACCATTGAACCATGTCTCTGCATCTTCCTGAGATTCAAAATGTTTAGAGAGTGCAGCACCAGATTTAGAATCAATCCAGAACCACGAGAAATCATCATATACGTTCTTTCTATACTTGATCAAAGTTGCACTTATTACTGAACTCTTTTTTGCCATGATTTCCTCTTATGCAATCAGATTAATGAACCTATTCAGTACAACTCGATTAGAGATCTTGTTGTTAGTGTATTTAGAAAATGCCGAGACAAGACTCTTAGTCGTATTTGCAGTTACTGAAAACTCTTCATCATCAATATCCAACTTATCTGACCGCAGAATATAGTAGTCATCATACCCAGCAGAATCAATGACAGTATAATTGTTCTTCCGAAAATCACGAATCTTCTTGTCATTGTTTTGATCTAGATTATACGTATTCACACATTGAACTGCAGCCCGATTGTTTGCAATATAAAATCCAATCAGATTGCCACTAATCCTCTGTTTCAACAACTGAAGCAAAGCCCTAGTCTCATACGAATTGTTAATCTCAGCAGAAGCCCAACCATTGCCAATAATAGGAATCTCAACAACAGCCTTAGTCTTTGGATCACGAATAAAAGAAGCCCTCTTATTATATGGTCGAATCGCTTCAACATATGGTGATCCATTTGAATTGAATCCATTGATGCGACCCATCAACGATATCGAATTACCATCCGTCAGAAATACAGTATTCACGATCTGAAGATTATTGTCACGCTTGAAATTCTCAATCATGTCAAATGCACAAATAATAGTCTCATTCAAAGGAGTACCAGAAAGATGCATCATCTGCGGTACAACAACGTTCTGCGTCTGAGTATACCGTGATGTTCCAAAATCAAGAAGGATCGATGCAGCGTTCGTAAACTCTTTTGAAGTCATCTTAGAAGAAAGAATATTTGGTAAACAAAAATCATCGTGCATACCAAGATCACCAATCGTCATACTCTGATAACCACAGAGACCACCACGATATGGAATACTATCATCTGCATCTGGATGAGATGCAATTGCATACACCTCAAAAGGAATACTCACTTTCTTACAGAACATCACCAGATTCAACAACTGCTTTACCGTTGCATGAATGTGATCTGTCATAGAACCAGACCAATCAATATACATGACAAGACCATGTGACTTACCATTAGGAATCTTAGTGATCCGTTTAAAGATATCATCAGTAAACTTATACTCAGAAATCTTAGACATATTCAAATCACCAGTCTTAGACACTTTAGCCCGAGAAAGTTGATCGGCATTCTTGCGAAGTTCAAACTCTTTTACCAGATAAGAAACTACACGATTCGATTCTTTCCGAAATGCATTCAAATTAGAAAGAAGAACCTCTGGTTTATAGAATCCAATATTTGCCTCTAGTTTGTTAATCAAAGCAAACTTCTCATATAAAACTTTATGAGGAACAATAATCTTACTCAGATTAACTTCCGGAATAGAAGAATACACATACTCTTTTCGAGTTGCTTCTGATGTAAGTTCCTTCTCGCGTTCACGGAAGTTCTGGTCTGTGATAGAAACAGGATTGTATTTACCATCGGCAGAACCAGTCATACCAGTCTTGGCATCTTCATCAGAATCATCATCCTCACCTTCGCCATCATCAGAACCATCCTCATCTTCATCAGAATCTGTGACCGAATACTGTTGAGTTTCATCAATGTCATCATCTTGTAAAGGAGACTCTAAAAATTCTTCCGAAGACGAATTCGGTTTTTCGTTTTTACGCTTTTCTTCTTGTTTTTTCATAAACGCATCAATCTTTTTAGCAACCTCAACGGTTTCTTTAAAAGTTTCAGCGTCTTCTGCTTCTTCTAGAAGATCAGTTTCTTCTTTAGTGAATCGAATATTCTGTTGTGCGCCACCTTTGGCATGAAGATTGATGCGATCAAGAAAATTAAGCGTATTCAGATCTTTACCTTTCACGCCAAAGAAGTCCATATCCATAAGTTCGCGGTATCCTTTTAGGAAGGACGGGCGAATACCAGGAAAGCGTCGTTTGATTTTCTTTTCGATCCGAATATCTTCACAAATATTCAGAGTCGTTCTGGACACTTCTTTGATTTCAATGACAGAATGGTGCCAACCCTCTTCTGGAGTTTCTAGTGCATGGCCAACTTCATGACCCAAAAGAAGATCATAAAGTTCAGGCGACAAATTACCATTTAGAATAGGAACCGTGAGAACACGATTTTTAATGTCGAAAAAAGCAGTTGGAACTCGCCGTTGTTCAATAACGAGGTTTTCAGTAGCCATCAGTCGTGCAAGATTGGATTTCGAATCGATCAGCATTTGTGTTTCCGTTGAGTTGATGATTCTATTATACGCTTTTTCGTGAAAATGTCAAGCGGGTGTTGCTTCTCCGTCACATTTTTCTTCATCCTGGGACATCTTGACCCATTCGGCTACGATTTTTCGCAAAATTTCGTGAATTTCTTCGGAATTTTCCATTTTTACCTTCTCATTTTTGCCATATCAAGTGCTTCTTCTTGAGAAAACACAGGAACAGCGTTAGATTTATGCAAAGTTCCGATTCCAAGCATTTTATCGCCCGTATAAACTTTTTTAGTTCGCATATTTGTGTCGCCTTCTCCAGTATTTAGAGAAGGAATGTGTCTTGAGTCAGTCCTGCCGGCAGGAATGTTCAAATTATAAGAAAAAGACGGAGATTCGGTAACTTTTTTCTTCTTACCGACGCCGTGTTTGTCTAACCAAGCTTGATATTCTTCGCGTTCTTTCTTAGGACGCAATTTTGGCTTGGACTTTTTCTGATAAGCATAAATCATCATAACAAAAAACTCAAAAAATTAGATTATCGATACTTCATACGCTTTTCGTTGAAATCAGATTCAAAAGAATCTTCTTGATATTTGCGCATTTTGCTTTTTCTAAGTTCAATGCTTTTCTTTTTTTGTTTTTTATTGTAAAACTCGTTTGAAGAACCATATTCATCATTGCTCGACTCTTCAAAATATCTACTTAAAGACTTACCCACTTTATCTACACTCCCTCTCTGGTTGAAAAAATACTGTTACGGCAACAGTCCACTAATATTATCACGAACGAACTTGTATGTCAAGCCCTCAACACCCAAATCTTTTTTAAAGATTCCATTGATAACTTCTGCTTCTCTAGGTTCTAGAGACTCAAGAAGAATTAAAAGCAACTCTTTTTGTTTTGCTTCTGTCAATTTTTCTGCTGTTGGATTTCCAACTTGGAACAAATACAGTCTTTTTAGTTCTTGATTGAGTGTGCTATAAGAAATTCCTGGTTTTGTATCTGGAATCTTATAATTCTCTGGAATTCCTTTGACTTTCCACTTAATGTCTGGATGAAATGCCATAGATAACACGTTCTGTAACACTGGAGTCCAGTTTTCCTGCAGAACTCTGATTCTTTCTTCTTTATTTGATGCATTTTCAAAATCATCAAAAACTTCATAGATATTTCTTCTCATTTGATTACCCTTAGTAGAATTGTGTCGGCGTTGATTCGCCCAGTCATTGATTGTTCGACTGCATTAATATCAGTTAGTGTTTTACGGAGCGCTACTTTACCCACAGAGATAACTCCAGGTAGAACAGTCTCTGGTTTTCGAACAGTTTTTTGAATTGATTTAGATTCTTCAAAATTAGTCAATGTAGTACCTTTCACACTCAAGCCCGAACTGTCGCTTGAGAAATAACATCCGAGTTTTCTTGTTTTTGTATTAAAAACCCATAACTGAGATGAACCGATAATATCAGTAGGATTAATAGAAGCCACTTTAAAATCTTTATCTTCCTTCTTGTATTGAAACGTAGCCAGAATCTTTTCAGTTGTCTTAGGTTTCTTCTTTCTTGGAGCTCGAGTCACTTTCGCAACATGACTAATCCTTGAACAATCTGCCACAACTGTATTTAGAAAATCCAGATATCGTTTGAGTAAAGTTTTCTTAAAATTTGAATATCCTTCAACTAATTGCTCATCTTTACCTGCAATAACTTCTTTTAGTTCTGCAATTCGTTTCTCGCAAAAGGAAACAATAAACTTTGTATGGACTGCTTTGACTTGCCGTGCCTGCATCCAATCATATGGATTAATATCAGTAAAATTCTTCTTGGCAATACATTCATCGATGACACCTTCAAGTTCACCAATATGTTCACGAGCTTTGTCTTCAATTCGTTCTTGAATTGAAGGACCCACTTTCTCTACTTTATTCTCTTCTTCTTTTGTACTCTCTTTAAAGAGACACCGAAGATTCTCGATAGAGTTCTCAATCCACTTATCATTCTTCTCTGTAAGAGGTGCTCCGCGAAGTTTCATGCGGCAAACAAATCCAAGATTCTTAAACTTGTCTTCAGGAACTCTATCAATAGCATCAATAATGTTCTTAGACGCTTTCTTATCTTTTAGATATTGAATAGTATATTTTTTACTCTCTTTCGCAGAGCAATGATATGCATACCAATTTAATGCTTTTGAAATTGGTACGTCCTGATAAAGAGAAACTTCAACATTAGTCCACGTTGGTTCACCACCAGACGCTTTCTTTTCATACTCTTCGATTGAAGTGGGTCGCATATTTAATTAATTTGTTTACACACTAGAGGCAGAAACTGAGTTAATAGAATCAAGACGAAATGACCGCCATCCGTTGTTTTCTACATCCCATACAGCCATTGTACTAGGATTTTCCTTGGATGTCAAGGTCTCAGACAGAAGTTGTTTTTGTACAACATTCTGTTTAGGAACATACTCGGCAAGAAGAGTACATTTCATTTCTCGTTGTTCACCATTGACTTTTGTGAAGACAACAGTTGCAACAGACTTTTCCAAAATTTGTTTCAATTCAAAACGATCAATCATATTATTTCTCCATATTTTTCATAATCTGTTCAATAGCTTCAACCATTGATGCATAGTTTTCATTCATCGCTTTATCTGATTTGGTGGTAGCGCGACAAATGACACCAAAAAATCCATCATCAAACATTCTATTTAAATAATCTACTGGTGATACTAGTATTGCTTTAAATCTATCTGGTTTTTCAGATAAATCTTGTGGCGTTACAATTATATCATATAGATCTCCCATCGATGAACCAGGAAGTTTTTGACCCGGATCATTAAACTCAAATGCTTTAATTGCTAAATTACCATCATCACTCCTCATAAACATAAAACCATCGTAATTACCATTACGTAATGCTTTTAATTCTTCCATTATATTCCTTAATGTGTGATTTTCTAACTCTTACCATTATCCAAGTGTTATAAAAGTCGTCGGTTTCCAATACAGTTCTACCGAATTGTTCTTTTGCTTCGACATAACCACACTCACCCTTAGTCTTACAAAGATGTAGAATTTCCCTCAGGAACATCTGTTCACCTAGCACCTTCACGTCGGTCTGAAGTTCTGTGTTCGAACCGTAGTAAGTTTGCCAGTCAGATGCTATTTTATACCTTTTCTTCTTGCCTTTCAAGGTTTTTGTTCGTGCTGAGTAGAAAAACTTCTTACCAATATATTTCTTATTGGTTTGAAGATTTGTTATCAAATAGACGAATCCATAGTATTCACCTATTTGACTTTCTGTGAAATCTGATCCCTCAAATTTCCAAGTCACTCCCATCCCTCAATATCTAAATCATCATCTTCTTCTTCATATATTTGTTCTGTAACATCTTCAACTGCTTCACCACAAAATGGACAGAAACTAGGTAATTGATCTGACACTAGTTCTTCTTCATATGCAATTTCAAATGTTGACTCGCAGCTATCACAATCTGCTGTTATAATTTTGTCTGCCATTTAAATCTCCTTAATTAGCCCAAACATCGCTCCAATTTCCAGTCAGAGCGCCCTTAGCATAATCTGTTGCCCGATTCTCAAAAAAGTTTGTGTGAGTCGGTGCATTAATCATCTCTTCTACCCACGGTAATGGATTCTTCTTCACTTTAAATATTCCTTTGAGACCTAAAGAAATAAGACGGCGATCAGCGATATAGCGAATATATCGCTTAACATCATCAGAAGTAAGATCCCGCATTTCACCCATCTTGAAAGCGAGGTCAATAAATTTCTCCTCAAGATCAACCATTTTTTCTGCGATAGTGTAGATTCTTGATTTGAGTTCATCATTCCAGATTTGCTTATTTTCTTCTATATATGTTCTAAACAATTTAATCATGGATTCAGCGTGCATTGTTTCATCAACAATCGACCAAGTGACGATTTGACCCATACCTTTCATCAATCCATTTCGCGGAAAGTTCAACAACATAATGAACGAAGAGAATAACTGCATACCTTCGGTAAATGCAGAAAACACAGCAATATGTGTTGCTGTATTCTCTAATGTAGTGTTTTGGCCTGAAATGTCTCTGATATAATCATGTTTGTCGCGCATTTCTTGATAAGAGAGAAACTCATTGTATGTTGTCTCTGGCAGACCAAGAGTTTCAATCAAATGTGAATATGCAGCAATATGCAACGCTTCACGTGCCGCAAAACCTGCAAGCATCATTCTAACTTCTGGTTGTGGAAAATGTGGCAAGTAATTGCGTACATAACCACCAGCAACGTCAATGTCACCCTGTGTGAAGAATCTAAAGATATGTGTTAGAAACAATTTTTCATTTTCTGTTAAACGCTTTTTCCAATCTTGTACATCTTCTGACATTGGCACTTCTGTATGCAACCAATGGGATTGTTCATGCTTCAACCATGCTTCATACGCCCAAGGATAATTAAAGGGTTTAAAATGATCCCTTTCGTCCGTGAGTGTTAGTTTGCCTTCTTTAGTCATTTTATCCTCTTGCTCTAATTAAATTGTCTTTAAAAATCTTCCAACAATTTTCCCATGTCCAGTCTTTTGATGTTTCTTTAACTAATTTTCTATTCAAAGAAAGACACTTATTTATTGACTCCGATAAGTCTGGACCTATGTATCCGTTTATGCCGTTGTGTATAATATCTTTAGGACCTGTTACATCGTATGCAGCAACAGGAGTTCCAACACTAAGTGATTCTATCATCACAATACCAAACGTATCTCTGATGCTTGGAAAACAAAACACATCAGCACTTAGATAATAATTAGCTAAATCACTTTCTTTTTTATATCCAACAAACTTAACTTTCTTGTATTTGTCTTCCAGTTCTTTCCTGTGTGGACCGTCACCAACAATGATTATAACATACTTATCCTGTAGTGTACAGAGATCTTCTAGGTTTTTCTCTTTCGAAACTCTTCCTACATATAGGACTATTGGTGATGTATTCTTTCTGCGACTGATAGTGGGTTTTAAAACAGACCTATCTACACCTCGAGTCCATGGTATTATATCAGATCTAAATCCTCTTGACTCTAATTCTTTCACCATCGACGTGGTTGTGGTGAGCACTCTACCTGAATGTTTATGGAACCATCTAACATAACGATATGTTAAATCAACAGGTATCTTATATAATGTGTGTAGAAACTCTGGAAACTTAGTATGATAACTTGTGTTGTAGAAGTATCCATTTCTATCACACCAGATTCGTGCTGCTAGTCCTACGGGCCCTTCCGTAGCAATGTGAATGTGATCCGGATTAATCTCTTCAATTCTTTTTCCGATTCCTCGAGGCCAAGCGATTTTAACTTCAGCATAACCAGGACAATCAATATAAGAGAACTGCCCGGGATCAATATAAACAAAATCGTACCCATCAGAATCAGCGCATATTTCAATATTCTTAAAAGTTGAGACAACGCCATTTATTTGATCCTTTAGGTTGTCTGTAACGATTAGAATTTTCTTACACATCTTCTTCGTTTTCTTGTTTATTCCATGTCACTATTTCCCATCTTCCATCTACATGTTCAACTAATGCAGTCAATGATTCAACCCAGTCACCATCATTCATATAGATTATACCATCTATTGTTTTAATCTCTGCATGATGAATGTGTCCGCAGATAACGCCATCGAATCCTCGTTTCTTGCAATACTCTGCTAGATTTTTCTCAAACTGAAAAATAAAGTCTACAGCTTTCTTTACTCTATGCTTAAGGTATTTGCTAAGACTAAAGTACCCAAAACCAAGACGATGGCGTATCCAATTGTATTTGCTATTAATCGATAAAATAAAGTCATATGCTTTATCTCCTAGAAATGTTAGCCAAGGTGCAAGTCTAGTAATACCATCAAATAGATCACCATGAGTTACTAGATATCTTTTACCATCAACACCTAGATGTTCATATTGGTTGTGAATCTCGATTCGACCAAATGCAAGTTTATATTGCATGAATGGACGTAGAAATTCATCATGATTACCAGCAATATAGATTACTTTACTGCCATCTTTGCTATAGTTTAAAAATCTACGAATTACATTAGAGTGACTTTGTTTCCAATGTAATTTGTTTTGTTGTATTTTCCACCCATCAATAATATCACCAACAAGATATAATGTATCACAACTATTTTCTTTTAGAAAATTGTTTAGTCTATCAGCCTTACATTCTTTAGATCCCAAATGAACATCAGATATGAAGATTGATTTGTAATGCATTTTACTCCTTTACCAGTGACGCCAGACATTTATTATAATATGTATGCAGGTGATCATTTCTACTATTCGAAATAACCACCAAACGTAAATATTATTCATTTAGCCCTCACATGCGATACAGTCGTTTCCTTGTGCCAATGCAGACATATCAAGTTCTTTAATCACTTGACGTTCAATTCGCTTAGATACTTTATCTGCTTTTGCAAGTTTCTCTGAACGGCAGTAATAAAGAGTCTTCACACCTTTCTTCCATGCCATAAAATGGATAGCATGGATGTATTTGATATGTGAATCGGGTCTAAAGAACACATTCAAAGACTGTGCCTGGTCAATATATTGTTGACGATCAGCAGCATGTTCAATCACCCAACGTTGATCGATCTCCATCGAAGTTTTAAAGACTACCTTATCGTTTTCATCTAACCATTCAAGATGTTGACAAGAACCATCATTAGCGATGATAGAAGACCAAATATCTTGATAATTTAACTTCTTATTCTTTTCGCATTCTTTTTTGATGATTGCATCGAGATATTTGTTTTTGTTCAAGAAAGAACCTGAAAGTGTATCCTGTCTATAAGCATTAGCCCGATAAGGTTCAATAGAAGGAGATGTATTACCCATAATGATAGAAGAAGAAGCATTAGGAGCAATAGCCGACATATGACTAAATCTACGTCCAGTTCCCTCTGCATCTGGTGCTTCACCTCTTTCTTTACCTAGATGAAGATTTGCTTCGTCTAGTTTTTTTCTCATATCTTTGAAGATACTGTTGTTCCAGATTTTAGCCATTACTCCTTCGAACGCAATACCTTTTTGCTGTAGGTACGCATGAAATCCCAAAGCTCCCACACCAATAGACCGCTCATTAGAAGCAGAATAAACAGCCCTAGATATAGTAGCTGGAGCATTACTAATAAAGTATTCCAACACATTGTCCAACATCTCGGCAACGTCTTGTAGAAAAAGTGGATCGTTCTTCCATTCATCATAGTACTCCAGATTAACGGAAGATAGACAACATACTGCTGTCCTTTCTTCATTGGTCGGCAGAATAATTTCTGAACAAAGATTTGATTGCATAATTTGCAAACCTCTATCTTTTAGAAACTGTGGCATAGCACGATTACTGGTATCAATGAAATGTAGATATGGTTCACCAGTATGCATCCGAAGTTCAAGAATCATTTGCCATAGATGTTTGGCAGAAACAGTTTCACGAACTTCATGTGAATAAGGATCAACTAATTGCCATGAATCATCAGCAGTAGGATCAATCATACACTTTTCGATGATCTGCATGAACTTGTCTGTGATATTAATACCATGGTGCAGATTAAGACAACGGACATTAGGATCACCCGTTGGTTTTCTCATCTCTAAGAAGGAGATAATATCAGGATGACTAATATCAAGATATGCAGCATAACTACCCCTGCGAGTCCTGCCTTGTCGATAGGCGAGAGATGATGCGTCATACATTTTAAGGTGCGGCATAACTCCCGTAGACTTATCATCAGCCGAGCGAATGCCAAAACCGATACCCACACCACCACCAAGCATAGAAAGCCAATTGGTTTCAGAAAGGTTGTCAACTAGTCCCTCCGCAGT